CCGATCAATATATCTAAACTATTCATTACTTAGCCCTTTGTTAAGGCCGATCAAGCTACTAACCGAGTAGCCCTCTCAGCGTTTGTAGTATCAGTATGAGGGCTTTTTGTCCGAATTAAAAGCGTATAGCCTTTTGGCGTGTCGCTACTTGGCGAGTCTGTCCTCTAACAAAATCTCATAGATACGGTCCACGCGCTGCTCGATGCGCTCAACGCGCCCGGCTAGGTTATGGCCGCCGTTGCCGTCCGGCTTTAACTCGGCTAAATAATACTTAACTAGATGGCGGACGAGCCCAGCTCCTAGCCCCAAAATAGTAAAACTCCCGAGAGCTATACCAACTACGAGCTGAGCTCTTTCCATTACTTAGCGCCTACGCCTAATTGCTTCTCCGACGGTTGCAACGCTTTTAGTAGTGGCCCGATTAGCCCAGCGATAAACGCGTTAGCCAATACTTTGTAATCGGTGATGCCGGACATATACAAAGCCGCTACGGATGCGAGGGATGCTCGACCGTATGATTTTGCCGCCGCTATTGCTTGCTCTTTCATTTGTTGCTCCTTAGTGCCCTTAAGGATTTATCTAACTATAAACCTAAACTAGCGATTAAGGCTTTAGCCTTGCTTGCCGATATCTCTACCTCAAAGTGCATATCGTCCGGCCTGCTCTTAAAATCGCCGCCCCACTTGAGGCCATACTTTTTAGCTAGAGCTCTAATCATCGGTACTTTTTCAGCCGGAAAAGTGTCGTACTTTCCTAGTGGATGCTTTGTAGCGTTTAGATCGATAGCGGTACCGGATGAGTGACACGATAATTTTGTAGGGTTGCCTCGTACCATACGGTAGGCGTAGCCCCAATCGTCAAACGTGCCCTCATCAATCGGCTCGATTAACTCGTGAAATTCAGCCGCGAAGGCTGCGAGTAGTGGCCCCACACTCTCAGCGCATCGCAGCTTACGATCCGTACCTTTTACCAGGTAGGACTTTATTTTTATCTCGGCCGGATCTTTTGATGCCGGGTAGCCGTTATACGAGGTTTCCATTGTGCGCCGCTTGCTGCTCGTCGTAAGTGGATTTTAGCATCGAGGTAAACTCACCATTACCGCGATCTATGACCGCGTGAGTTTCGGTGCCTTGTAGTGTTTCGATATCAATATAAATAACGTTATCCATTTTATAACTCCGCACTAAAGCCGAGGTAAGCGGCTGTATTATTATTACCGGTTAAACGCCCTGCGTGTCCTGCCGTTGCTCCACTTATTGACCCGGAAATAAAAATATTTTGTTTATTATTATTTGCCGGCAAAGTTAAAGATGATGCAGCGTATAAAGTATCTGCATAATTTACAAAAGCCAACGTCGAAAAATCTAAACTTGTCGGCGACACTCGCATCGTTACGGGTGCTTGTATCACGGAAATAAATCCGGTGCTACTTGATGCTACGGCATATGATGCGACCGTACCGTAAGCGGTGTCTGCTACGGCGCGGTAGTAATAACGCTGACACGCCGCTAACTCCGCTTGGTATGTAGATGTATTAGGACTATACGCACTTGCTGATCCTGCGATCTCAAGCTGCACTCCTGTAATCTCGTAAAAGTCTGCCGCCCCTGCGGTGCCGCTAGGGACGTAAAACGTTCTAAACGCTAACTGTGTATAGGTGCTAGCTATAGCAACACTGAAAGTAAAACGCTGCCACGTAGTAGTAAGTGATGCTGACGAGCTAATTAAATCCGTTTGACCCGTAAAACCGGCGGTTAGTGATTGATCCGTGCCAGTGCCACCAATTAGTTGCACATTAAGAGCATTACTAGATCCTGAATAATCAGCACCTCGGCGCGCATAAAGCGAAAGCGTAACCGTGCGACCTGCGTAAGGGATAGAATTAACCGTCTCAAAAGGTTGATCGAAAGCAATAGCGGTAGTAGATGTAGCGGAGGCTACTCTGCCCACGCGAGCACAATATTGGATAAAAGGTAAATTAGTCGTATCGCCTGTTACCTGTCGGCTTACTCTTTCATCTTGATTAGCAAACATCTGCCATCTATCCGCCGTGTAAGGATAGTTACCCGTAGATCCGCTAAAAGATGTACCTCGTTGCCACACACTAAAATTAGAGTTTAATACACCGTTTTTACCTGCGACGTTTGTAGATCCTGCGCTTGCAGTTGCCCAAGCTAAACCCGTAGCGGCTGTTGAGTCTGCCGTTAATACTTGGCCATTAGTACCGACCGCTAAACGAGCCGGTGTATCGGCTGCCGTTGCACCAATTAAATCGCCCTTAGCATCGACGATAGTATTTTGGATAGCGTTAGCATCGTCCGACGTAACCCACGTAAAGTCCATATCCGTACCGGATGTCTTACTTAGTACCTGTCCCGTAGTACCGCCTTTAAGATCGACTAAAGAGGCATCGATAGAGTCGCCTAAGGCTTCGATAGCCGTCGCTCCATCTTTTACTAAGTCGGTCGATGTAGGTACCGGCCAATTAAAATTAGGCGTTACTGTTGCCATTATGTCAAACCTCCAAAAGCATTTTCCCAGATGAGTGTAGCGTTTACACCCGTCCAAACTAGGTTAGCCGGGCTAACCGTGTCCCATTGTGGCGCAACGAGTGAGAAATCTGTAGGGCTTAGCGTGAGTGTTATGTCCACAAATTGAGGCGTAGCCCGGATAGCAAAGCCCTCTAAAAAGCCATTAAACGACCCGTTAAACATATTGATCGGTAGATCGTTAATAACAATAGGCTCGCCAAAAAATACATCGATGAGCTTATTACGCTCGGCATCGGGTAGGTCGCCGCTATCTAGTCTAAAGGTAATCGCCTGTAGCTGCTCTCGAGGGATAGCGCGTAGGCCTAGCTCGCGATCCATTACATCCTCAACATCGCTAAGGTTATGCAGGTTGCTATTTACGGCTCGCTGATAACGGCCATAGTTAGCGATGGAGTTGGCATCGAGGGCCGTAGCTTGATTATTGTAATTATTGCCATAATTAAATACAAGGGAGTTACGGATCTTGCCTATTTGTAAGATTGATTTAACGCTAGATGGAGTAGCGTAATTAGCCGATAAAGTTGTATAGCCGTTAGTAGATAGATAAGCCGTACGATGGTCGGCATCGGCATAACATACGCGCCCGGCTTTATCCTCGTAAATTTGTCCTAGTGCGCTTTGTGCAATTTGAGCGCAGAGGTTATAACTGTTAGCCGGATCGGCTGATCTACTGATCATCTCGTATAGACCAGGCTGATCGATCTCGCCGAGTCCTACGTTTTCTGCATTAGCCCACGTAGTCGTAGGGTCGTAGTTATACCATTGTAAAGCCGGAGCCACCTCAAACCATGAGTTAATAAGTAGCTCGTTAAGTATGTCGTATATCTGAGTGCCGTCCTCCGTTTTAGGCAGGGCATCCGGGAAAAGAGCTTTAGTTAATTTTGCTAACGATCCTACGGCCAAAATGCTACCGATCGTTATAAAGCCCACCTCCTCCGGAGATCGGACCGAGATGCCAAAATCTGATACCGCGCCGCCAAACACCGGGATGTATGTACCTGAGCTATTCTTAAGCTCGAGAGTTAAGACATCGGTTACGTCGATGTCAAAAGCCGTGTTATTTACGTTTACGATCTCCATACGCGCATAGCCGGCGTTGCATTGTAAATCGATATCATCGCGACCCGTTGCCATTGTCACGCTTAAGACGTTTGTATAGACGGTAGTACCGACCGTTATACGCCACTCCGGTAACCATGTACTCATGCTACTAAGTAATCTCCGGAGCCTCGATTAACTGAGGTACCTCGGTAGCTCGATTGATTAAGTACATCCTCAACCGCACGAGCGATAGCCTCGGGATCTCCTAAACCTGCCTCGATTGTGATGTTATATGAGGCCGCTGCCTGAGCTGCGTAACGTGCTCCACTTGTCGCCGCTGACAAAGTAAGACCCGAGCTTAAACCCTGCATAAGTGAGCCTTGAGCGACCGCGTTAGTAAGCGAGATACTAGCGAGGCTTTTTTCGTAAGCATCTTGAGCCTGAGCGGCGTAACGTATGCCGGATATCTGCGCCGGTGTGAGTGCCGTAGGTACACTTACCGGCTCTTTAGCTAGTGCTATCTCAGCCTCGCTCGGTGTCATTTTTTGGATAGCGGCCGTATTAGGGCTAGGACCTGCACCGGCTTTAGCTAAAGCGTTTATATAAGTCTGTAGAGCTGAAAGGCGCGCATCATCGGCGGCTTTTTGTGCTTTAGCTACGCGATCGATCATCGCTAACTCCTCAGACTCACGGAGTTTATTAAGCGTTAAAGATGCGTTACTAGTCTTACTTAGCGAGGCTAATTTAGCGATCTCGGTTAGTTGGATCTGTACGCGCTCGCTATAACTCTCTTTAGCCGCTAACTCACCGGCCGCGGTAATAGCTGCATTGTATTTACCAAAAGCAATTTGCCGAGCGTTTTCTTTATCCGTCTCGGCCATCTTTGATTTGTCTATCGCCGTAAGCTCATTGAGTAATTGAGTGTTAATAGCCTCGAGGGTTGCATTACTAATTTGAGTAATACCGGCTAGTTTGGCCATGTCTGCATTTTTTTGCAGGGCCGCTAGCTCGCTAATTTTCTTTAGTGCGAGCTCGCCGTTGTCCTCCTCGATAGCCTGTAGGGCCTCGAGGCGTAGGATCGTCTCTTTGTCGTAGGTAGCGCGTAGAGCCGCAGCGATCGAGATGCGGTTAGTGTCAAATACGGCCGCAGCCTTTGATAACGAAAGTTTATTTTTCTCTGCTAAAGCGCTTTTCTTTTGTAGGGCTAATAACTCTTTTTGGCGTTTAGCTGCCGCCGCC